TCAACATCAGTGGCATTCTAAGGAGCAAAAATGGCACGCTTGAAAATCACCAGGGCCTCTGGGGATGTGGTCGTTCCGATCACCCCAGTGGTTGAATATGCGTTTGAAAAATACACCGGCAAGGGCATTCATAAGCAGTTCCGGGATGAAGAAAAGCAGAGTGACATATATTGGCTGGCGCATAACGCGCTTTCCCGTGTTGAGGTAATTCCACCCTTTGGCGAAGAATTCTTGAACACTTTGATCTCTGTTGAAGTTATGGATGACGAGCCAGCAAAAAAATAGAACGGGCCAGTTTCACCTATCTAGTGGCCTCACTAGCGGTGGAATTGAAGATAAGCCCCAACGATGTTTTAGATCTAGATGAAAGAATGTTCAAAGCCGTGCTTCAAGTGTTGAATGATAGAGCGAAGGAGAGGGCCCGTGCCAATAGACATCACCGGCGTTGAATCAACTCTGAAGGCCATGCGTAAGTTTGACAAAGATGTGACCAAGCAAATGAATGCTGAAATTAAGGTTGCAATGATTGGAATCCGCGACAAAGCGCGGGCCGATGTTCCAGAGGGTTTCCCTGGCTATCTTTACGGGTGGGAAAAGGGCAAAAGAGTGCAGAGCCAAGCCGTGTTCAATAGATCAGGGCGCGTTCGTAAGTTTCCCTTATTTGACACCGCAGAGGTACAAGCTGGCATTGTTTATCGCCAAGGCAAAAGTTTGCAAAATAGCAAGGGCTATCGTTCACAGTATTATGTGCGAAACAACTCACCGGCTGGAGCAATCTATGAGACTGCTGGCCGTGTTCAACCAGGTATGCAGGGCCGCTCAAATAACCCTATGGCTGGCCAATTATTTATTGGGGCCATGGGGCCGCTATATGGCAAAGACAAAGAGCGCGGGCGTTTAATTTTTAAAGCTTGGGAGCAGGATCATGGCAAGGCTACTTTGGCAGTGGCGAAGGCAATCGATAAGGCCATCAATATATTCAATGGCTCAGGCGGCGGCGGCACTCAATCTGGCTATAAGTTGGCCTCATAATGCCAAATTTATTAGTTACCGCAACCACGCGTTACGATCCCAAGGGATTAAATCAAGCTAAGAAGCACATCAGTGCCTTTGATAAGACTGTCAAGACTTTAGGCAAAACCTTTGCAGGTGTCTTTGCTGCTCAGAAAGTTCTTTCATATGGCAAAGCATCAGTGCGGGCATTTGCCGCCGATGAGAAAGCCGCACGATCCTTATCTAATACGCTCAAGAATGTCGGGGCCCAGTACGCCGCAACCAATGTCGAGGATTACATTGCAAAGCTACAAAGTGCCACTGGCGTTCTGGATGACAATTTAAGGCCAGCCTTACAGATCTTATTGACTGCCACAGGCGATGTGACTAAATCACAAGATGCTTTAAACCTAGCCCTGGACATCAGCGCAAACACGGGCAAAGATTTAAGCGCGGTCAGCACCGCATTAGCCAAGGGATTCCAAGGGAACACAACTGCGCTAGCCAAGATGGGTGGTGCAGTCTCCAAGGCCACACTAGCCACAGGCGACATGAACAAGATTACTGCTGAACTAACGGCAAAATATAAGGGATCTGCTCTGACTGCCATTGGCGGTTATGCAGGGCAAATGGCCAAGCTTGGCGTTGCTTCAGCAAATGCAAAAGAAATCATTGGTAAGGGCTTGCTAAATTCAATCTCAATGCTTGGTGGCACAAACGGGGTCACAACTACGGCTGATGCTATGGAACGCTTGGCTCAAAATACCGCAGACACAATCAGAGGTTTTACAGTCTTGGCAGAAAAACTCAAAGCCTTTAAATTAATCAGTGCAATCTTCCGAACATTGGGTGACTCATTTTCTGCGGGGCCTTTGGGAAGCGTTATGCGCATGGGTCAATCAAAGGTAAAGACTGGTTATGGCCAGCAAAGCCCAGGCGAACGCGCTGCGGCAGTAGCATTCCAAAAGAAGCTGCAAGATCAAAAGAAACAGGAATACCTGGATCTTATGGCCAAGAACAAGGCGACCAAAGAAGAAGCGCAAATGAAGAAAGATCAGGCAGCCCTGGATGCACTCAAGGCTAAGTTTGACTTGGAGCGCATTGGCCTTAATGCAGCATTGAATCAAGCTACTGATGAGGAAACAAAGGCACGCATTCGTGCTCAGATAGCCATCCTTGATGAAACCGGCAAGACTGCACAAGCTGCTAATGATGCGTTGGTAAAGGCCCAGAAAGAAAAGGTTGATGCTGAAATCAAAGCCGGAGATGCCTTGGCATATCTTGCAACTCAGGCTGGCAGGGCATCCGGCGGAATCATTACCTGGCTTTCTGCCCTGGAATATTCTAAAGAACGCTTTGGTAATGCGGGAGCCACTAAACCCTTTGTCGGTGGCATTCCTGTCATTCCAGTTAATAACAGTGGAGCCATAGGAGCAACCAACGGCGGCACAACGACTGACTCTCAAAATGCTGCAAAGTATCCAGTAATTCCTGCAACCAATCTGGAGCCAGTGCCACCATATGTCCAAGGATCAGGCGCGGGAGCAGGCGCAGGCGAAGGTCAAGTTCCGGCAGCAGCCATTTCAGTTGTGGTCAATACAGGCCCATCCATGGCCGATGAAAACACGATTGTGGATGCAGTTCAAAATGCTCTGAATGAAATCGCACGCCGTGGTTACTTGACCACATATGCTGGAGCCTTGCCAGCATGACAGTGCCAACAATCAATGCGTTCATCAACTTCAGCACTGGGCCTAGCTTTGCTCAAGCTCTTATTTTGGATCAAGGCATACTTGATACAAATATTCTGGCCGATGCAGCTTCAGTCATTGTGGATGTGTCCAATGTAGTCAACTCGATCAGCACCAAGCGTGGCAGAAATGCTCAGGCTGACCAGTTCCAAACAGGCACATTGTCATTGCGCATTGTTGACCAAAATGGGGACTTCAATCCGATGAACGCGGCGGGGCCTTATTACAATCTTTTGACACCCATGAGAAAAGTGCAAATAACTGCCACTTATGGAGCAGTGACTTATCCTGTATTCAGTGGATTCATTACCTCATATTCCACATCCACACCCCAATCAGCCATAGGTGATGTGGTTTATACGACTATAAACGCCGTAGATGCCTTTAGATTGGCGCAGAACGCTCAGATTTCCACAGTCGCAGGCACTAGCGCGGGCCAACTGACTGGTGCTCGCATCAATAACTTGCTTGATGCCATATCCTGGCCAACCTCAATGAGGGACATAGATCCGGGTTTGACCACAGTTCAAGCTGATCCAGGCACGGCACGCACCGCACTTCAGGCCTGCCAGACTATCGAGACAACTGAATTTGGCGCATTCTATGTGGATGCAAGTGGATCCTTTGTGTTTCAGGATCGCAATTTAACTGCCTCCAGCGTGGCCGCCGCTCCAGTCTTATTTAATGACAATGGCACGGATATTGATTACTTTAATGCCGTATGGGTGACAAACGATACGCTAGTTTATAACGAGGCCAACATTACTGCCACGGGCCTAGCCACTCAGAACGCATCAAATGCGGCCAGCATTGCCAAATACTTTCTCCACTCATATAACCAGCAAAATCTTTTAATGCAGGACACCACTACCGCGCTCAACTATGCCAGGGCATATGTAGCTTCTAGGGCTGAAACCAGCGTGAGATGCGATGAGATTCTATTGGATCTTTATACTGCAAACTATGATGCCGGAATCATCGCGGCACTAGATCTTGATTATTTTGATCCAGTGACTATCACGACCAACCAGCCGGGATCAACAACACTGACCAAGACTCTTCAAGTCTTTGGCAAATCTATGGAAATCACGCCAAATTCATGGCGGGTACGCATGACGACACTTGAACCCATAATCGATGGGTTCATTTTAAATAGCACGCTATGGGGCATACTTGACCAGGGCGTTTTGAGTTACTGAGGAGATGAGATAAATGGCAGCATCGGGTTACAAGCTCTTTGTTACCGGGGATGTCCTGACGGCAGCCCAGGTCAATGATTACTTAATGTTACAAACAGTGATGGTGTTTGCTAACTCAGCAGCACGCACCAGTGCCCTATCGGGCGTATTGGCTGAAGGTTTGGTGTCGTATCTTAAAGACACTGATGTGGTGGAGGTTTACACGGGCGCTGCTTGGGTTTCTCTTGATGATCCAAACGCTATCCAAAACTCAATCGTTACTGCTAAAGGTGACATCATTGGAGCAACTGCTTCATCTACTCCATCAAGACTGGCAGTCGGAACAAACAATCAAGTTCTGACAGCAGATAGCACAACTGCAACAGGATTGAAATGGGCTACTCCAGCAGGTGGTGGCGGTAAAGTCTTGCAAGTCGTACAAGGCACAACAACGACACCTTCGGTAAATGCAACAACCACTTTTCAATCTACAAACATAACTGCAACAATTACACCAACACTTAGCACAAGTAAGATTCTAGTGTTATCTGCTGTAATGGGAATAAGAAAAGGCGCAGTAAATAGCCAATTAGCAACAGGACTCAGATTAGTAAGAGATTCAACAGTTATTGTCAGTAAAATATCAACTTATTTTGGTTATACAGATTCCACTTTGGTTCAGGTGGGCGCGCTGAGCCATAACTATTTAGATTCACCGGCAACTACTTCAGCCACAACTTATCGTTTAGATATAAAATGTTTAGTGGCGGCAGCAGATGTTCAATGTCAATACGATAACGAAACTTCAACAATTATTCTAATGGAAATAGGTGCATAATGGCTACACGCGCAGAAGTTTTAGCATTTCTTATTCCTAATGGTGGATATGTAAGCAATACAGAAAACTTTGAGGATATTCAATTTTTAGAGTGTGAGCCAATTACAAAGGCACAGTATGATGCTGGCTTTGCTCAGGTTGATGCTTGGAAAGCAGAGCAAAATGCAAATGCAGAATCAGCAAAAGAATCTGTTCAGGCTAAACTTGCTGCACTTGGGCTAACTGCTGATGACTTGAAGGCACTTGGGCTATAAGTGGAACACTTGACTAAGATAATTTTAAGCCATGGAGACTAGCGCAAACGGTTGGCCCGCTTCCAAGGATCAGGTTGAGTTAGGCATTAAGTCTTATCCAGTTCCAGGCACGGCAATCAAGCTGCGTTGTGCAGAAGCGGTTGCACCTTTGCTCATTGGCTTGGCTGCTGAGTTTCATGCCCTGATTGAGCCACTTGATGTAGGTTCACTTGACGATTGGGGATATTGTTACCGGCCTATTCGTGGAGAAGCTACCAAGCTAAGCAACCACTCATCGGGCACGGCTTTGGATCTAAATGCCTCCAAGCATCCCTTGGGGCAGACCAATACATTTGATCCGTTGAAAGTACCAATGATCAGAGCCCTGGCTCACAAGTATGGATGCATTTGGGGAGGCGATTACAAGCATCGCAAGGATGAAATGCATTTTGAGATCAGCATTAGTGCAGCCAAAGCGGAGGCATTAATTAAGAAAATACAAGGAGAAAACAAATGAACCCACAATTCAAAGCGGCGGCCTTGTCGTATCTCAGAGCTTCATTGGCATCAGTGGCAGCACTGTATTTGTCAGGTATTACAGATCCAAAGGTTTTGGCTAACGCGCTGGTGGCCGGCTTCATTGCCCCTATCTTGCGAGCCATAGATCCCAAGGATGCAGCAATCACAGTAGGCAAGAAGTAAGATGGAACTCCAGGCATGGGTCGCCGTAATCGTAGGCGTTATGGCGATTCTGTCTGGACTATATGCAGGCGTGCGATTCATAGTGCGCTCAATCATGGCTGAAATCGGGCCTCACGCGAATGGGCATAGTCTTAAAGAACAGGTCAATAGGCTGGAAGCCCGCCTAGACCACATTTACACCATCCTTCTGGAGCGTTAGACACGCCGAACGCCGTTGATGTTGTACATTTCGTACATATCGTCTATATTTGGCTTATCGCAACAAGGCGATATAGACGAAGGGCCTCACATGTCAAGAATGGCAGATTTACACATCAGCATTAGCAGTAAGTTGGAAAAGGAAAGCAAGGGATTTGCAGCCATGGTGGATTGTGGTTGTGGTTCTTGCGAAGAAAAGACCCACAAGGCAATTGATTCTGCATTTAGATCCATGAGTGATGCAGACCTAACAAAGTTGCTTCAATCATGAAAATCACACTAGAACTTTCCAAGAATGACTTTGAGCACTTGACCACGACATGCATGCAATGGGGCAAAGACTGGATGATTAAGGGAGCACGCTTTGAGCCTATCCTTCCTGATACTCAGATCTCGTTTGCATGGAAGTACGCACATTGGGTGGATACCTATGCTGACTACATCTTGGCTGCTGCGTTTCTTAAGTCCATCGCAGAAAGCCATGAAGCTGCATTCGACATCGGCACTGGTGAGATTGTCATCTTGACTGACTATCCAGGATCATGGGAAACATTATGAGCATCCTGGAACCTGAGTATTTGAGCACAACTGAGATGGCCTCTATTTTGGACATCACACCTGCGACATTGCGCCGATTAGTGCGTGAACGCAAGATTGATGCGTACAAGCCACTTGGTGGCCAATACCGATTTGACATGGACAAGACGATTCAGACCTTTTGGAGAATGGAAAGCGAGGCTTCACAATGATTGATTTTCTTTCGACACTATCTGATGCGGGCATCTTTCTGGGATCTGTCATAGTTTTAGGCTTGCCCATGATTGCTGGCTATCTATTAGGAAAAGAGATAGGACTAGATCAAGGCCATCGGACCGGGTTTGATTTGGGAAAGGCGATTGGTAAGCGTGAAGCCGCCAACAGTCAGCGATAACTCAGTCGTCATCGCACGCAAAGCTAAGCGCACCTCTGTTGATGCGGCAATCCGCAAGTATCCAGAGACAGGATCATTACGCCTGAAGATTTATGAGCTTCTTCTGCGTGCTGGACTGCGAGGAGCCACTGATCAAGAAATCGAGGCCACATTGTCTATTCCAGGCAACTCTGTTCGGCCGCTTCGCAAATCTTTAGAATGCCAGGGTTTCATTATTGACTCAGGCCTGACACGCAAGAATAACAATGGCAACCAGTGCATTATCTGGCGGGCCGTGGATGAAGGGATGATGCTATGAGTTTCAATATGGATGACTATGTGGATGTTGCAGAGCGCATGCGCAAGATTAAGGAGATGTACCCGGATTCAGTATTCAGACCGGCCAATCCAAATGAGCCATTTAAGATTGTTGAAATAGGGGGGCTAACTTACATTGCCTACACGGCTGCCTTTTATCGTGATCCGTTTGATCCGTGTCCAGCCATAGCTTGTGCCTGGGAAGAAGTACCAGGGCGCACGCCATACACAAAGGGCAGCGAACTGATGAATGCTGAAACAAGTGCATGGGGTCGGTGTGCAATAGCAGTCGGATTAGCTTCAAAGAAGATTGCTAGTGCTGATGAGATCAGGAATCGCCAAGAAGCTCCAAAGGCCACAGTTACCACCATTAAGAAAACAGATCAAGAACAATATGATCCATGGGCAACGCCTGCTGCACTGCCAGAGACATTTGATGCCTGGCATTGCAAGCATGGTGATCGCCAGGTTCGTGAGGGTGAAAAGAATGGCCGGGCGTATTACGGCATGACATGCAGTAGAACTATCAACTCAGGTGAACAGTGCGAAACAAACTGGTTTGTGCTCAGTGCTGAAGGCAAATGGGTTCCAAAGATAGCGGCGGTAAAGTAATGGGCGAGATTACCTACATCAAGGATGGCTTGGCGACCACTACGCACCTGGATGGATCTACCTCATTCAAGGCCACTGGTGAAGTGTTATGTGATGGATGCAGTAAGTATCAGTTTCCGCAAGGCGGCATTGCCTATCGTGAGCATGGAGAAACTGTGCTATGGCTCTGCGTGTATTGCAAATGAGTATCGAGTTTGAATGCCGTAAGTGCAAGAAAATCACGGCACAAATCGAGCGGATCATTACTGACAACCTGCCTGAGCATGTCAAGGTGCTCCAGTGCACCAAATGCGGAAACATGGGCGTGTGTCTATTGGAGGCCCAGGTATGACAAAGAACAAGCTAATTAGGATTCTGGTCATAACTGAGTGCATCTTGGGCATTATCATGATTGTGATGGCGAACCGATGAGCGGAGCATATATGCCCATAAGCAAAACTGATGATTGGGCTACGCCCGCAGATTTATGGCAGAAACTTAATCAAATGCACGCCTTTGATGTGGATGCTGCCGCAAGTCAATCAAATCATTTGTGTGATAGGTGGTACGGACTAGATCACGATGACATAAATCGGCGTGATGGTTTGAACGCACAATGGGATGGCCAGATGGTATGGATAAACCCACCTTATGGCAGGGTCATTGCTGATTGGGCCAAAGCTGCACAACTTCACGCCAGCGGGGGGGGTCAGTAGTCATGCTGCTGCCAAGCCGAACTGATACACGCTGGTTTCATGATTATTGCCTTCCAAATGATGTCGAGTTTATCAAAGGCAGATTAAAGTTTGGAGGGAGCAAAGTATCCGCACCCTTTCCATCCATGATTGTGAGGTTTAACGCATGAGCGATCATCTAGATATGGACTTTGGCCATGATCTAATCGACAATGGCACTTCTGATGACTATTACACGCCGCCATTTATCTTTGAGGCTTTGGGCGTGGATTATGACATGGATGTTTGTGCGCCAGCAGGTGGGGTTCCATGGATACCAGCCAAGCGCAGCTTGAGCATCATCGAGGATGGCTTGATTACACCATGGGAAGGTCGAGTCTGGTGCAATCCTCCTTACTCAATGCCAAGCCCCTGGATTGATAAGTTCATCGCTCATGGCAATGGCATATGCCTGGTGCAGTCATCACGGGCAAAATGGTGGATTCGCCTATGGAATGAAGCTGATGCATTTGTGGCACTGCCATCAGATCTCAAATTCATCACAGGTGCAGGCCAGTCAAAAGGTATCTTCATGCCGGTGATCCTTGTGGCCATTGGGGCTGAGAATGTGGAAGCATTGCATAGGAGCGGGCTATCTAAAGTGAGGTGAGTTATGCACAACAGTTATCCACAACCACTAGATTCTGTGGGAAACGCCCAAGATTCACGCTGATGCTTGACCTCAAAGGTACGATGCATGGCACACGCCAGGGCCCGTTAGGGATAGCCCGGGCGGTGATGGTGCATCTATTGGCAGGGCTATGTCTATTGCTGAGCAGCCCTGGAGCAAGTGCAGCAGATATTAAAACAACACAAAGATATGCAGGATCACTGCTCACACCATTAGAGTTCTCAGCAGCTTTAGTGTTGTGGGATAAGGAAAGTTCGTGGGATATAAGAGCGGTCAATGGATCGCACCATGGCCTGTGTCAAGGGCGTAGTAAATACATGGCTAAAGCAAACTATAAGCAGCAGGTGCATTGGTGTATCTCGTATGCATACAATCGTTATGGATCTATATCAAAGGCACTAGAGCATTGGAGGAGGTATGGATGGCACTGAGGCATAAGAACAACACCAGTGAGTTCAAGCGACAGAGGCTCAAGGTATTGGCTAGAGATCAAAGAGTGTGCCAGTATTGTGGAGCAGAGGATGCCAATCATGTTGATCATGTGATTGCCAAGGTGGATGGAGGAGGCGATGAGATGTCGAACTTATTAACAAGCTGCGCTCCTTGCAATTTGAAGAAGGGTAGGAAGTCATTGGCTCTTTTTTTAGGCTCAACTCCTGC